AAGGCGGAGGAGGCGCCGGAATTTGCTGACAAGCTGCCCGTGGTGCAAGTGACCAGCTCAACCCCCGTGGTAATCGGCAAGGGGACCAGCTACGACGTGGGCTTCGCAATCCGCACTTGGATCGACAAGCCGGAGAACGGCGCCGAGCACCCCGCAACGGCACCCGTAATGGCTCCGGCACCCGCCGCAGCGGCGGCACCAGCAGCGGACACAGAGTTCGGCTTCTAAACACAAAATAAGATGCCGCCCGCTACGGTGGGCGGCGCAACTAACAAAGGGGTGGAACCAATGAGCGAGAGATATTTTGACAAGGTAGCGGAGAGCGCCGTGACCGACGTGGTCACGGCAATCAAGGGAAGCCGCAACGAGATTTTAAACAAGGCCGCATTCAGCCTGGGGCGTCACGCCCACATGGCGCCGGCCAACTTAGACAGCGCAATTGCGCAGCTACACTCGGCGGCGAAGGTGCTCGGGCTGCAAGATCACGAGATCAAGGCGACGATCGGATCCGGCTTCAAGCGTGGCGGCGACAGCCCCAAGGAGCTCGAAAACTCCGACGCGATGCCCTACACGCCGTCCGAGTTTGAGCGACTAATGGGTCGACTGGCGGCCAAGGAGATGCTGGTCAGAGACGACGAGAGCCGCGCCGACAAGATGAAGAAGGCCCGAGACATCTGGGACCGTGGCGTCACAATTTCACGCGACACCATAGACGCGGTGCGTCCGGCGCTACTATATCTAAACAGTAGGGGCCTGAGAGCCAATACGGCGTCGCACTCGGCGCGGTTTAACCCAAATGTGTATGACGGCCCCGCAATCATGTTTCCCGCGCTCGATGTAGACGGGAACGTCTGCGGCGTGCAGTCGGTGCTGCTGACCCCAGAGGGCAAGAAGCGCGAGCACAACGGCATCAGCAAATACAGTCGCGGCGTCATCGCCGGCAACGTAATGCGCATCGGAAACGAGCACGAGGGCGGCTGCATCATCATTACCGAGGGGCCGGAGGACGCGCTCAGCGTCTACCAGGCTGTCGGAGACGACGCCACGGTCGTGTGCACGTTTGGCAAGGCCGGCATGTCCACATACCCAGTGCCACGTGCGTCCGACGTGACGATCTGCGCCGACCCAGACCTCGACGTGGAGGCGGTGGCAGACGTGCTGAGAGGTGACGGCAGCACCGACGTCCACGTCGTCAGGTTCGACATGCAGGGCATCGAGGGCGTAAAGGATGCCAACGACTTCCTGCGCGAGACCAGCGCGGAAAAATTGCGTGAGGTTCTGGCGTTGGCTCGGCCAGTCGCGGTCGTGCAGGCGGAGATTGCCAGCCTAGAGCGCAGCTACCCGACGCCATACGATCCAATCGACCCGGCAAGCATACCGGCGCGGCGCTGGATCTACGGCCAGCATTACATCCGATCCAACGTGTCCGTGCTGGCGTCCGCCGGCGGCGTGGGCAAGACGTCCATGCAGATCGTCGAGGCGCTGGCAATTTGCACCGGCCGGCCGCTGCTCGGTGAGACCGTGCACGAGCCGTGCAACGTGTGGATCATAAACTTGGAAGATCCGCTCGAGGAGCTCCAGAGGCGTGTGGCGGCGGCCATGATGCACTACAAGGTCACGGCCGACGAGATACGTGGCAAGTTATTCCTGGATGCGGGCCGCGACATGAACATCATCTTCGCCAGACAGGACCGCGACGGCATCACCGTCGACGATGCGCTGGTCGACTACCTGACGGCCAAGATCACCGAGAACAAGATCGGGCTGGTCTCGATTGACCCGTGGGTCGCAGCTACCGGCATCAACGAGAACGATAACGTCGCAATGAACGCCGCCGTCGGGGCCGTGCGCGCCGTGTGTGACGTCACAGACTGTGCCGCGTCACTCGTGCACCACATCCGCAAGGGCAACGGCGACGACGCCAACGTCGACAGCATACGCGGGGCAGGGAGCCTACTCGGGGCGGCAAGAGCGGCGCGCGTCATCAATCGTGTATCACAGGATGATGCACTCAAGCTAGGCGTGTCCGAGACTGAGGCGCTGGGCATCTTCCGGGTAGACGACGGCAAGTCGAATATGGCGCCGCCGGCAGCGAAGGCGGTTTTCCGCCGAATGGTGGGCGTGCAGCTTCCCAACGGGGAATATGTTGGCGTGGCCACCGAGTTTGCCATGCCTGACCTTTTCGACGGGATCAGCGCAAAGGACGCGATGGCGGTGCAGCGTGACGTCGGGCAGTGTGCCGCGCACGGCGAGTTCCTGCGCCAGAACACTCAGGCCAAGCAGTGGGTGGGCAACGTGGTCGCCAAGGTGCTAGGATTGGACGTGGACAAGAAGCACGAGAAGGCCAAGGTCAATGCAGTCGTGAAAAAATGGATCGAGACCGACGTCCTGCGCATCGAGCGCGAAAAAGATCTGCGCACCGGGCGTGACGTCCCAGTCGTGGTCGTGGGTGAGTGGATCACCGGGGACGAGGTGGGGCCGAGATGAAATACAACGAGGACATTGGCGGATACGAGGACGAGCAGGCAGAGCAGCAAGTGATGACCGTGCTCTGGTCCGACGACATCGACGCCTGCATGATAGAGTTTGAGCCGGGCTTCCTGTATCCGGCCACCGTGGAGGAGCGGAAGAGGAGGGCGCACATCCTCGTCAATGCGATGTGGACTATAGAGCACGCACTGCTGAGAATGGATGACCAGCTACTGAGGAGCGACGTCGATGACGTGTTGCATTAATACTTCCACACCTTACACACTAGGGGTGTGGGTGGGTGTGTGTGGTGTGGAGAATAAGGCCATTTCACGTTCCACACCACCACCCCCTATTGTATAGGGTGGTGTGGTGTGGTGTGTGGCAGAGGGAAATATTAGGTGTGGTTAACATTGGGATCGAAGGGGAGATAATTCATGGCTAAGTTAGTTAAGCCGAAGAGCCGGCAAGCGAAGCAGGGGATCGCAAACGCGATACGCAATAGAGGCAAGTTTGAGACTGGCACTCCGACCAAGCCGATCTCGATGCAGTGCATCGGACAGATGATGCCGCTGGACAAGAAGGCGCGGGACATGACCAAGAAGTGGGGCGACAGTCTGCCCGAGCTTGTGTCACCGGATCTAGCTGGCCGCTTCGAGGCTGCATACGATGCGCTGCGGGTTAAGGTGGAGGCAGACGACGTCGTGGGCGTACACGCGATCGTGGGGCAGCTTATGAGGGCGTGGGACGTGCTGGAGGCCGAGGCTCTGTCCAATGGGCATCAGCCAGTAGGTCCGCACGCCTACTGCATCGAGATTGCCAGCGGACACATCGTCTGCATCGCGCTGCACGATGCAATGGGAATACGTCGAGAGCATCCCGAGTGGACGGTGTATGATATGGTAGACGCCGCAGTCGTGCTGGCGAATAACTTTAGCAGCGAGTTTATTGAGAAGACGTTGCAGTCGTTCCCCGAGGCTAAGGTGACGCGCGTCATCGGCACGGCGAACGACACATTTAACGTCGACTTGGGCGACGAGATACCGTTTTAAGGAGCGAGAGACATGGGAACACTGGGAAAGGTTAAGCTGGCAGCGCTGGAAGCTGCCGGCGAGGACGAGATCTTCGGGCTGATTGCGGACGGCAAGAACGCGTCCGACGTAATCAAACATTACAGCGTAGGCTGGAACATATTCCACAAGTGGATCGCAGCCGGAGAGGGCAGGGCGCAACGATACGACGAGGCCAAGGAAATGGCGGCTCACTACTACGCGTCGCAGGCGCAGAAGATCGCGGACGAGATGCATCAGATCGAGGCGAACGTGAATAGCGCCAGGCTGAGCGTCGACGTGTACAAGTGGAAGGCGTCGAAGATGTCGTCCGAGTATGACGTGCGGCAGCGTGACGTGGCCATCAACATCAGCGTGAACGACTTGCACGCGCAGGCGGCGATACTACTCAACAGCGTGACCGACGACGTAATCGAGGGCGAGGTAATCGAAGATGCGGTGATAGAGGATGGCGAGGAAGAGGATGGCGTGTGACCGCGAAATCACGCATCGAGGCGGTGAGGCGCACGCGTGTGCGCGTGCCATCGAATGCGATCGCGGTCAAGCCTGCATGGGCGAACGTCGCATCGATGCAAAAAGATTTAACATAATATCCATTATCACTCTAATCGCGGATGCGTTTCGGCGTCGATCCGGCCGTGTTTTTCTGCCCTTCCCTGCCCTTCTCGCCACAGAAATCCGCGTTTTGACCCCCCCCTCTCAAATCTTTTGCCGGTGCAAAAGCTGATGACCTAATCACGCACCCGCTCGAAAAAAAATTCACACCACCACGCACAGGAGTGTTAACAAATGAACGTCCCCAAGCAGCCCGAGAACCCGTTTGTGAAACTGATGCGGCGCTACCGCGACGACCCCGTATGCTTTGCCCGCGAGGTCATTGGCATCGAGCCGGACGAGTGGCAAGTGGAGTTGTTGGACGCGGTCGCCGCCCCCGCGATTAGGCGGATCTCCGTTCGGTCTGGCCACGGCGTCGGCAAGTCTACGGGCGTCGCCATGGCGGCCATCTGGCATGTGTTGATGCGTTACCCGAGTAAGACGGTGGTGACGGCGCCCACGTCCGCGCAGTTGTTTGACGCGTGCTTCGCGGAGATGAAGTCCGTGGCCAAGCGCCTCAAGCCCCCGTTTAATACTTTGCTGGACGTCAAGTCTGATCGGATTGAGTTAAAGAGCGCGCCCGAGAGCACGTTTATTTCGTGTCGGACGTCTCGAGCGGAGCAGCCCGAGGCTTTGGCCGGCGTCCACAGCGAGCATGTGTTACTGCTGGCGGATGAAGCCAGCGGCGTGCCGGAGGCCGTGTTTGAGGCTGCCTCGGGCTCGATGTCGGGCGTCCACGCCACGACGGTGCTCACGGGAAACCCCACGCGTAATACTGGCTTCTTTTATGAGACCCACACGCGATTGCGGGATGACTGGCACACGATGCACGTCTCGTGCGTTGACAGCCCGCGCGTGGCCGAGGATTTCGTTGAGGACATGAAAAAGCGCTACGGCGAGGACAGCCCGGCGTATCACGTCCGCGTGCTTGGAAATTTCCCGCCGAGCGAGGAGGACACGGTGATCCCGGTGTCGTTGATTGAGCACGCGTTTAATAACGTCGTGAAGGTCCACGAGGACACGCCGGCCGTGTGGGGCCTGGACGTGGCGCGTCAGGGCGGCGACAGCAGCGTGCTGTGCAAGCGGCAGGGTCCAATGATACATCCTATGACTGTGTGGCGTAACTTGGACCTGATGCAGCTGTCTGGCGCGGTGAAGGCGGAATATGACAACATGCCCATGTCGCGCAAGCCGGCGGAGATCATCATCGACAGTAATGGCTTTGGGGCTGGCGTGTTAGATCGCCTGCGTGAGCTGGGATTGCCGGCGCGGGGATTGAACGTGTCGGAGCGCGCGGTGGCGAAGCAGACGTATCTCAACTTGCGCGCGGAGCTGTGGTTTAAGGCGAAGTCGTGGTTGGAGGGGATGGACGTGTCACTGCCGAAGGACGACGCGCTGTATGCGGAGCTGGCGGGGCCTCGATATATGTTTACGTCGTCGGGCAAGATCCAGGTTGAGAGCAAGGAGAGCATGAAGAAGCGCGGCATTCGCTCGCCGGACCGCGCTGATGCTCTGTGCTTGGCGTTGGCCAATGACCACACGACGATGGCGTTTGGCAGCGCGGCCACCGGAGCGTGGAATAAGCCGCTCCGGCGTGGTATTCGTGGGGTAGTTTAGGTTGCGGTCGTCGTCCACTCTGTGTCTTTGCGTTTGCCGCTCTCGACTTCCTCGACGAATTTTTTGCCGATTACGGCCCACTGGCCCAGCGTCATTCGGTTAAGTCGCGGAACGTAGACCCTCTCGACCTTGGACTTAACGCCGCCACTGACTGCGTCTTCGTCCAGGTACACGAATTGATAGTACCGTCGGTGGGCTGCGGCCATCTTTTCTGGGTGCCAGCGCTGCTCAATCATCAGGTGCGGGCACCCGATCTCGTCGAGTATGAGGTCGGATGTTATGCGCTTTGGCTTTTTGGGCTTTTGGGGGTTTGATAGCAGCAGCCGCTCGACTGTCTCGTTTATGAGCGGCTCGATCATTGACAGCGGGACCGATCCCTCCGGCACGGCGGGCTCGTCTCGGAGCTCTTTTATCTGGATTGAGATCCGCGCGAGCTCGTAGGCCATCTCCATCTGCTCGCTGATTAGCTCGCTGCGTTTTTTGTCTTTCCATGTTTCAGGTGTGATCGTTGTCATTTTATTTCTCCCGGTTGTGGGGAGCCGAAGCCCCCGTTTGATCAGGCTTACTTTGTTGCCTTCAAGACGCCTGACTTGCAGGCTTCACGGTTCCAATCGGCTGTTCCGATAACGTGCCAATCCCATTGAGTTTCAGCCTCTGGGTGGCCAATGTGCCAAGTTACTGAATACTCGCCTGTGCAAAAACAAATTGCGCCAACGCCAAAATCTTCTGCTGTAATGGCGCAGTCTTCGTTTTTGCCCCGGCTTGTAGCTGCGTTGACCCAAGACCACTTGATCCCAGCCTTGCCGCCAGCAACAGGCTCAACATTGCGGGGATTAGCCAGTTCTACCTTAAACGTGCTGCCGTTTTTCTCAACGAACCAACCGCCAGTAGAATTGGCAACTTTTGTTTCGCCAAGCAGATCGCCTTTTTTGCCGTCTGTGAAATCAAAAACTTTCATGTCCGTATTCCTTTGTTTGTGTCTCTCTATGCAGTTAACCTAATGTTAACATCTACAGACTACAACCCCTAAAATGCAAAAAACTGGTATCCGCTGAACTTTTTTGTTATCCTGCCCCTGTTAGCGGCTCCCTCCCACCCGGCTGCTGAGCTCTCCAGGCTCCCCCGCGCAATGGGCCTCCCCCTAGTGCGCGGGGTTACATTTAACGGGTTTTGGTGTATTCTTGGGAGAAATGAACGCAGAGGGCGCGAAATGGGAATACTTGACGACCTGAAGATGGGTCTCGGCATCGAAGAGAAGACGCGCGACTACTACGATCGCACCGCCAAGACGATCGAGCGCAACGACGGATCCGGAGCTGCCAACAAGTATCGCGAGCGCATTGGCTTTACGCCGGGCGGCACGCACACCGGTAGCTATGGTAGCGCCCCACACTATTCCGACACGTCCACTGGCCCACAGGTCAGCGACTTCCGTCAGGGCTCCCGCCCGTCTAACGCCCCCACGCCCGGCACCTTCAGCCACTCGATGGGCAAGATGCCGGGAATGATGGGCCTACTGGCCCGCCTGTTTAATGGATCCGGCAACAATCTGCCAGAGCAGCCGCTGCTGTCCAACGCCCAGCGTCGGGCTCGCCCACGTCGGCGCGGAGACGCGCAGGCAGCGGCGCCGCTTACGGCTATGAGCACCCAGATGTCCGCCGGCCCAAATATGATGCCAGCACCCGCCTCTCCGAGCACGCAGTTTAGCCCATACGACGCAAGTGGCACGTTTATGGAAATGTCACAGCCTGACAGCAATATGTTTGGCGTGGCTGGCGGTATGCCGGCAATGCCGGCGACGGAAGTAGACGCTACGTTTGCGCCCAGAATGGATAGCATGGCCATAGACGCCCCCGCCACTGCCTTTCCAGCGGCGGGCGGAGCAGTAATGGCCGACAGCCCCGAGGCAGATGAGGCCGCGTATCAGCAGTGGCTGTCCACCGAGGGCAGTAGCAAACTCATACAGCAGTGGGATAAGACAAACCCAGGCTTCTCGCGCCGCATGTACGATACCGCAAGGCGCATCAAGGCAGGGAAATTTTAATGGCAGATCTTAATTTTAAGTCATTACTTGACGCCATCCAGCGCCAGGAGAGTAGCAGAGACCCAGTCCACGACGGTCCGACACGCGACTTGAACGATCTCGTCAGCCCCACCGGCGCGCGCGGCGTCATGCAAGTTAAGATACCGACCGCAATGAAGCCGGGCTACGAGAGAAGCGGCGCGCAAAATATATTTGACGTGGCCAAGGAGATGGGATTTGGCACTTTTGATCAGACGGAAGAGGCCGCCATTGAGTTGCTCGACACGCCCGAGATTAACAAGGAGTTTGCCAGCCGCTACATGGAGGCGTTGCTGGTAGAATTTGATGGCAACGTGGATCAGGCCGTCGCGGCCTATACTGCCGGCCCCGGCGCGGTAA